ATGGAAAGCCCAAGAAACAAAGACTACGTCGTCACGAGAGACTTCCGTGCCGGTGCAGGGCGTTGCAGTTCAGCGGGTGGAGAGGGCCATGGGCAGCTTTCCGGAATCGGCCCAGAACCGTTACACCGGAAATTGAGCGATACTCGGCCCATGGCTAAGTACTTCAACCTTCACTACTGGGTCTCCGTCTGGATGGAGCGCGATTTCAGGCGGAAGTGCAGTGAATTCGGAGACGCGCCACGCACCTAGCAAGGATCGTTGGGGCGGTCGCGCCAGCCACCCTCGATGCGTTGAAATCGGCGGCCATTGATGCAGCGTTCGTCGCCACCCAGCGGACGCGGCCGCGGGGCCGCCCGCTCAACCGCGCCCCATAGTTCGCGCTGTAGTCGAGCCGACTCGGCTGCGGCTTCGGACTGTAGTTTTCGCTCCCATTCTGCGGCCTGTCTGTCCAACTGGGCTTGCTCTTCGGGAGTTGCTGGGCGCATCAACTCTCGCGTCATTGCCGCCGCTTGCCGTCGCGCGTTCCACTCAATCAGCCCCATGGCAATTGCAATCAACAAGGCAGAACTTACGCCTATGTAGATCCACGGCGACGTAGGCGCTTCCTGCCGGGCTGGTCGGTTTCGATTCACCCGAAACTGCACGTCATGCAGATCAGGAACGCTAAAGGTTGGTTCGTGTCGTTCGCGGTCCATACGTCCCCCAGGTCGTCCTGCGGGCATTGTAGCCGGGGTGTAGGGCAGGGCCCCTACGGTCAACGCTTCACCCGCGCGCACGGGGCTTTGGCCCCGTTTTTGTGTCTGCTGCCATAGGCGGTTCGGCGCCGGGGTCAGCCATCACCATGGACAACCTCCGCTGGCGCCGGGCCATCAGGGTGGCCACATCAACCACCTTCGAATCGCCTGCGCTGCAATGGTTTCGCTGCGGCGGCCCGGCAGGCTTTCCACGGAGCGGGTCCATCATGCGCCGCCATTCCTGCGCTTGGCACGCAGTGAGCGACAGCCAGGCCAGATCCTCGGGCAGCAACTCGCGGCCTTCGGGCGTGATAAGGCGGTCGCCCAGGAAAGCAAAACCGGCCCAAGGGCCGGTTAGTTCAGTGCGGTTGTACGGATCGAATTCCATCACGCTGCCAGTTCGTCCTTGTCGGGGGAGCGATCTGGCAGGCAAGAGCCGAGCCAGAGGCCCAGCCATTGCCACGCGGATCCTACAAGCCGCCTCATGCCTGATATGACATTTCGCATAATGTATAGCCTGTGGACTTATCAAGGCCGGTAATCGTCGCCTGAGCTCTCTGCGGGAGGGCGAGACCGACCGCAAAGCACAGAGCCATTGCGGTCGCAGCCAACTTCCTCCAGACCGCCTTCTCCTCACGACTGATCGCACGCGCCTCTCCAATCACGCCGAGAACGCGCGCAAGCGGCACCCCTGTTAGCCCGGCGAGAGTTGCGCAAACCACCGCGTCGGGGTGCGACACGCCCTTGCGGTAATTGCTGATCGCGGACGGTCGCACGCCAAGGCGTGGCGCTAAGTCCTTGTCGTAGCTCACTCCGCACGCCTCTTTCGCCTGGTCGAGCAGGGAATTGACGTCCATTTGATCCAAGGCCCTTGATTTTTTGAATTCAAGGGTATTGAATCACGTCCGCGATCCAAGGGCCTTGGATTGCACCCGCCAGCCGCCTCCCCAAGAGCGTTGGCGGGTCTTCTTGGGGTCTTGGGGTAGGGGATACACCATGGAAGAGTTGCTTCAGATCATGGCTGTTGGGCTGCTGGTCGTCGCCGCAGTCGCATGGATTCACATCGACTTTAAGCACCGCAAGGGTGACGACAAGTGACCGCGTTTGCCTTCGGTCACATCGCGCTCATTGCCATCGGCGTGAGCATCGCGGTCGCCCGCGTCGTCGCGTGGCTACTGGACCGGCGCGCACATACCGCTAACGCCCAGATCCGCGAACAGGCATTCGTCACCCAGGCATCTGCCGATCTGGCCGCCACGGGCTGGACCGCTCATCACGAATCGCTCTATCAGGCTGAGATTGAAGCATCGCGCCGTGGTGACTTCATCGCCGCTGCCCGTTTTGCCGAGCAGCAGGAGGCCGTCAATGGCTAAGTGGTTCTTCGGCGCAACGTTCTTCGCCGGTCTGGCGCTCTACACCAACAGCAATGCGTGGTACCTGCCTGCGACGTTCTGCGCTGTCACCGCATTTGTGTGGGGCTTCCGCAATGGCCGGTGATCGCGCGGTGCTGGACCGGTCGGGACTCCCCTCGTCTAACAGGGGAGTCAGTGAATTCAGGAACGATACGGGCACCCTGACGGTCGGCATTGACTGGTTTTCCGCTTCCGTCGATATGTTCGCGGTCCTCAACGAACTCGCGTTCCGTGATGGGGATTCCTATGAAGACGTGCGCCAGTGGATCGACTACAGCGCTGAAAACGCGCGTGTCGTGGCTCTCCAGATGTTCTGTTTCTTCTTCGCTGGCCTCGGCCTTGAACTCGATGAAACCGTGGGCGGTGGCCGCTTTTACACGTGGCGCGTCAAGATCGTCGACAAGGCCAAGAAGTTCGTCGGCATGATCGAACTGGGTGGCGAAGAATGCCGTCGTGCGGATGGGGCATATACCGCCCGCCTTGAATTGACCGGTGATGGCTGCAAGACCATGAGCGCAGCGCGCTGCGGCCATGCGCAGCGGTGGCTGGAGCTTCGAGCGAAGCTCGAAAGCTGCGCTGGAAGGATTACCCGTGTGGACGTGTGTGCTGATGACCTTATCGGCAGCTACCCACTGCGCCTTGCGCAGAAGTGGTATGACCAGGGCGAGTTCGACAACCGCGGTCAGCGCCCCAAAGCGCAGTTGGTGGACGACTACGACAGCGGCGACGGCAAAACCTTCTACGTGGGCGGCAAGAAGTCCGAAAAGCAGCTGCGCGTCTATGAAAAGGGTAGGGAGCAGGGCGACAAGAGTTCGCCATGGGTGCGCTATGAGGCCCAGTTCCGCAACTCCAACCGCAAGGAATTGCCGCTCGACATTCTGCGCGATCCGGCCAGCTACCTACTTGGCGCATACCCGGTTCTGTCCTTTCTGCGCTGCGTCGCCACGCGGCTGGAAATCACGAAAGCGGCCGTCGATGCCACGTGGAAGAGCGCACGCCGTCACCTGCGCCGCCAGTACGGCGCGACCCTCCGTTTCATTGTTCAGCACTGCCCCGACGCCGACGCGTTGATGGCAGTTATCGAATCCTGCACCTCGCCAAAGCTGCCGGGGTGGGCAACAGGGGATACCGCAGCGCACTGGCCCGAAATCGCGGCCGTACAACCAACCCAAAAGGGGTAACAACATGAGCATGAAAGTCACTGTCCTGAAGAGCGATATCGATGAGCGCGGCGGTAGCTTCAAGAACGATGCCGGTGAAACGGTGGAGTTCACCACCCGCAAGCAGAAAGCCAAGCTGGAAGCCGGTGGCTTTGCCTACCCGCTCGATGTGCGCCTGGACAAGGGCCAGGCGGGTTACCCCGAGGGCGAATACGAACTCGACATCGAGTCGATGATTTCCGTCAACAAGGGCGTCATCAACCTCAGCAAGTTCACCGTCCTGCGCCAGCTGCCCAAGGCTGCACCGCGCGCCCTGGCGCAGGGCTGATCCATGGCCCTCTGCGTGGCTCTCGCGGCCGATGGGACTCTCGTTCCTACCGGTCAAGCCGTCACGGAATGCGCTGGCTATGTGCTGGTTAGCGCCTCCGAATACGGCGTCTACGAAGTCGTGCAGCAGGCGCTTGCAATGCCCACACCCGAGGAAGCCATGAAGTGGTTCACCGCGTGTGCTGGGGCAGTAGTCGTGTGGTTCATCGTGGGACGGATGGCCGGCGCCGTCGTCTCGGTGTTCAAAACCTAGCCGGCATCAACCATCAACCAAAGAAAGGGGAAATACCATGGATTCGATTCTCGCTGGCCTGAGTGGCGCCGATGCCCAGACCGCCATCTACGGTGGCGCTGCCATCCTCGCACTGGTGGGCTTCACCGTGTGGGGTGCCAAGAAGGTGGCTGGCTTCTTCAGCCGCAGCTGATGGGTAGGGCGGGGTGGTGCTCAGGCATCACCCCGGTTCCTTTGGGGAGGGCATAGGGGAAGGCGCGATGATCGTGCTGATTTTTTGCGGTTTTATCGGTGCCTGCTGTGGCATCGCGGGCGTTAAGGGGCTGGACGCGTGAGGACGTTTTCCGCGCTGCTCGTTGCGCTGATCTTGATGGCGCTTCCGTTCTCTGCAACCGCCGCGATCACCCCGGCGTGTTCGTCCGGCGCAGGCTGTGACCAGGGCGAAGCGAAGCAAGATTGCCATGCCGTTCTGGCTGCAAATGGCGACCAATATTGCCGAGACTACGGTGCCCAGTTCCGCTCCGGTGGCGGCACCTGTGAGGGCCCCTCCGGTAGCCAGACCAGCGGCTGGTACGTCGCGCGCGTGAGCTGTACTTCGGACACCGGTGGCGGACCGCAGTTGAACACCGGCCAGTCGTATTTCAGTTCGGCGTGCTCATCAAGGCCGGAGCAGGCTGGTTGGAAGGGCGGTGCCAATGCGGGCACTGTTGCGGTGTGTAACAAGGGCTGCACGTACACCAGCTCGCTCGACCCCAGTTCGCCTTCGGGCTTCACCTACTGGCCGTCCGGCGACGTCTGCACCTCCAACGATCACCCCGAGCCTGAGACGTACACGCCCGGTGGCGGCGACGACGGTGGTGGCGGTGGCTCCGATACCGGCGGCGGTGATAACGACGGTGGTGACAACGGTGGGGGCGATAACGGCGGCGGTGGCGACAACGGCGGTGGCGGTGAGGGCGGTGGTGGAAACGGCGATGGTGATGGCGACGGTGATGGTGGTGGAGACGGCGGCGGCGGTGATGGCGGTACCCCCGGCCCAGGTACCGGAGACGGTGACGGCGATGGGCCCGGTGACCCCGCGACCTCGGACGGGAAGTTCTATACCAAGAGCGATCGCACCATGGAAAAGGTGTTCAAGGAATTCAAAGAGCGCGTGGAGACTACCGAGCTCGCGGGCGGCGTAAAGAAATTTTTGCAGGTGCCCGGCGGCGGTTCTTGCCCCGTGTTTACCGTTCCGGCGTCTCAGTTCTGGGCGTCGATGACCTTGGATTTCCACTGCTCGGGCGCATTCCTTGCGCTGTTGAAGGCATGTGGTTACGTGATTTTCGCGATTGCGGCCTATGTGGCTGTCCGCATCGCTCTCACCTGATGGAGTAGGGCATGCAAGCTGGCTGGATGACCGACCTCACGAATTGGCTTCTTGGGGTCATCAAGCAGATTTTTGCGGCGCTCTGGGATATGGCGATGGATATCATCGTCGCCGCGTTTGAGCGCCTGCTTGCGGTGGTGCTGCTGGCGCTTTCCTATCTGCCGCTGCCGGACTTCATGCAGAGCCAGAGCATTGGCGCGATGCTCGCCAACGGCGGTAGCACCATCCTGTGGTTCGCGGACCTGTTCCAGATCGGTCCATCGCTGGTGCTCATAGCAACAGCAATCGTGTTCTACCTCTTGCGTCGCATCCTCACCGTTGGTATCTGGTAATGATCATCTTCAACGAAGGCGTGCCGCGTGCAGGCAAGAGCTACGACGCGGTAAAGAGCCACATCCTGCCCGCGCTCAAAAAGGGCCGCACGGTCTACGCGCGCCTCAACGGCTTGCGGCATGACCGCATCGCCAAGCACCTGGGCATGGATGAGGAAGCCATCGTCGCCCAGCTGGTGCTGGTGGAAACGAAAGACGTTGCCGACACGTTCGTGTGCGTGCAGGACGAATCCGGCAAGTGGTGCATTGAGGACCGCTTCAAGGATGCCTTGGTTGTCATCGACGAGGTGCATGAGTTCTACGTCAACGAGCGCAAGCCGCTTTCGCCGCCGGTAGAGAATTTCTGGGCGCTGCTGGGCCAGAACGGCGGCGACGCGGTCATCATGACGCAGTGGATCAACCGCTTGCACGCTGCTGTCAAGGCGCGCATCGAGCGCAAGAACACGTTCCAGAAGCTCACCGCAGTTGGCCTTAAGTCCAGGTATCGCGTTTCGTACTACCACACGCTTTCGCCCGGAAAATTTGAGAAGGTGGGCGGCGCGACCCTTAAGTACGATCCGGCGATTTTTCCGTTGTACGACGGCTATGCACCCGGGGCTGAGAACACCGAGGTCTACGAGCAGGGCGGCAAGACGGTGTGGGCCGCCATGGCCTTCAAGGCGATTCTGTTCGTCTCGGCGGGCTTGGTCGGCGCCTACTTCTTCGTGGGCTTCTTCACCAAGGGGGCAGGGGGCAAAGATGCTCCGAAATCACAGGCGCAGCTTTCCTCGCAACAGGTGCATTCAGGCCCGCAGGGCGTGGCTCAGGCGTCGCCTGTAGCCGTCGCCACTTCCGCGGCGCAGGTCAAGCCCGACCCCATGGCGGATCTCACGCCGGAGCAGCAGTACATCGTCAAGCTTGGCGACAAGGCACGTGTGCGCCTCGCCATGCTCGCTCAGGTGCCCAGCGGGGATCGTGCTTGGATCCAGTGGATTTCCAATGACGGGAGCGAGGTCATTGAGCAGATGGAAATGACCCAGATTCGCGCCCTCGGCTTTCGTGTCACGGTTGAGGTCTACGGCGTTCGCATCGCTGCGAAGAAGCATGTGATGATTGCTACCGCATGGCCGTACACGCAGCCTGTTCGTGAGCAGGAGCCAAGGCTCTACAACCTGTCGCGAGATGGTGCGGAGACTGGCAACGCGCCTGCGAGCGTAGCGAGTGGAAGCGGTGCCGGGCGCCGCGCCTACGGCAACGGGGATATGAGCATCGCGGTCGGCAATCGGGCGATGGGTACGTTCCCCGAGTCGGTCCAGAATCGATACACCGGCAACTGAGGCAGAGAGCCTTGGGCTATTATCCCCTCAGGAATCACAGGGGGTGATATGGATGTTCGATTCGGCCTGATTCTGGCCTTTGTAATTCTTGCACTTCCGGTGGAGGCGCAGCAGATCCGTTCTGCCACCGGGCCTCAGCCAGCGCGCAAGTACAACCCCGGCCCACCCAAGGCGCACAATCCCGGCGCGGAGCCGATGAAATGTGACCAGTTCGCGGACCCGCGCATGCGACTGATCTGTTCGGACGTGGAAAAAGCCTATATCCAAGGCGAGGCACGCCGTCAGGGCCTTCCAACGCCATCCGCCGAGCTGGTGCGATTGCCCGCGTACGGCAGCTCAGAGTCCAAGCGCCTTGGCGCTGCATGCATGGGTGGCACCGCGATGCGGCGTCTAAGCAACGGCTGGGAACAGCTGCGTAACGCCAAGGGCGAATGGCTGCGCTGCCGCGACCAGTGATTCGGGGTGTAGGGGCAGGGCCCCTACGGTCAACGCCTCACCCGCGCACACGGGGCTTCGGCCCCGTTATCGTGTCTGCTGCCATGGGCGGCTCGGCGTCAGGGCCAGCCATCACCCTGGACAACCGCCGATGGCGTCGGGCCATCAGGCTGGCCACGTCGATCACGTTCTCGCCGACTGCAGGAGCGCCGTTTCCCGCAGCCTTACTGCTGCAAGGCATTCCGGGGCGTCCCGATCGAGGATCGCCGCGTCGAAGCTCATCCATCATCCGCCGCCATTCCTGCGCTTGGCAGGCGGTAAGCGAAAGCCAAGCCAGATCCTCGGGCAGCAGCTCGCGGCCTTCTGGCGTAATCAGCCGGTTGCCTAGGAAAGCAAAACCGGCCCAAGGGCCGGTTAGTTCAGTGCGGTGGTACGGGTCGAATTCCATCACGCTGCCAGTTCGTCCTTGTCGGGGGAACGATCCGGCAGGCAAGAGCCGAGCCAGAGGCCCAGCCATTGCCATGCGGACGCCACGAACGCCGTAACCGACCGGTACAACATTTCGCATAATGTATATTATGTTCAGAGCAGCTTGGGCCGAGACAGCACCTACAGCCTCCTGATCCCTTCCACATAGATGATGCTCCCCGAACACCCTAACCCCTCAACCTTCCGATCCTTGATGTCGATCCACATGAGCCCGGCAACCAACCCCTGAGGCCAGTACATCAATGGCCCACTTACCATCACGCGCGTGTTCTGCCAACGCCGCCGTTGCGTCAGCACTGCTTCTGGCAGCGCCAGGTCAAAGCACCGGCCATCATCCAGACTTATGGCTCCGAGTGTCCGACCGCCCGGAGCGATCTCCATGACACCGACAACTTCGATGCGCTTTTCATCCAGGGCCTCATGAGCCTCCTGCGCCGATCCAGCCTCGGAAAACGTCAAGGCCATCGCCAGGACCGCAACACCGCACCGGATTGCACCCCGCATACCGCCTCCTCATGGACCGTCCAACCGAATGGCTGTGACGCGTCACGTTAATGGCAAGAGTTCCTTGAATTCTGAGTGCGCAACCAAGGCCCAAGCACCCAGATTTCAAAGCCCGAGACCTGGCAGCCAGTCCTCCATTTAGGAATAGTCGCAAAAATCGTACGAATTCGATGACCGCCACGACAGCAGCGCCAGAATAAGCGCCACGCCCCCTGGGCGACGATCACCTCCCTGCGCATGAATGGATATCCTGCACCGCGTCGCCTTCGGCTGGCACTGCTCGACGATCATGACGTCGTCCGACGCGGCGTCGGCATGCAC